GACCGCCGCGCTGGAGATGCTGGACAGCATCAAGACGGAACTGGAGGTCAACGAGCGGCTGGAGGAGGACTTCCCGGAGACGGTGTTCCCGATAAAGTGCCTCGACGGCATCGCCAACAGGTGCGCGGGGCAGCTACACAAGGGGGAGCGGACGCGCATCACCTGGACCAGCAACGAGATCGTGCTGCCGACCATCAAGGGAAGCCCCGCGTCGGGCGTGGTGGTGCGCGTGGCGGGCATCACGGGGCGCGTGCGCGGCATGAAGTTCAAGCGGACGGACGGCAGGAGCGTGCGCCCCAGCCTCGTCATCGTGGACGACCCGCAGACAACCGAGTCGGCGGGGAGCGTGGAGCAGACGCGGAAGCGCGTCCGCGTCCTGGCGGGCGACATCCTCGGCCTCGCGGGCCCCGGGCAGAAGATGTCGGGCATCATGCCCTGCACGGTCATCCGCCCCGGCGACATGGCGGAGCAGCTGCTCGACCGCAAGGAACACCCCGAGTGGAACGGCGAGCGGACAAGGCTCGTGTACGAGTTCCCGCGGAACACGGCGCTGTGGGAGGAGTACGCCGAGATACGCGCCGACGCCCTCCGCGAGGACGGGAACATCGCCCGCGCCACGGAATTCTACCGCGAGCACCGCGAGGCGATGGACGCGGGGGCGGTCGTGGCCTGGCCCGAGCGCTTCAACCGCGACGAGATATCCGCCGTCCAGTATGCGATGGACTTGAAGCTGACGGACGAGGCGGCGTTCCAGAGCGAGTACCAGAACGACCCGCTGCCCGAGGACTACGGCGGCGACGCCATGCTCTCGCAGGACGAGATAGCCTCCAAGGTGAACGGCCTCGCCGAGGGCAAGGCCCCGCTGGCCTGCGACCGCCTGACGCTGTTCATCGACATCCAGAAGGTGCTCCTCTTCTACGCCGTCGCGGCGTGGTCGGAGGACTTCACGGGCGCGGTGCTGGAGTACGGCGCGTGGCCCGAGCAGAGAAGCAGGATGTTCTCCCTCTCAACTGCCGGTCCGACCATACAGGACAAATTCCCCGACGCGGGGCTGGAGGGCGGCATCTACGGCGCGCTTGAGGCACTGACCGACGACCTCCTCGGCAGGGAGTGGGAGCGCGAGGACGGCGCGGAGATGCGGATCGAGCGGGCGATGATCGACGCCAACTGGGGCGCTTCGACGGACATCGTGTACGAGTTCTGCCGCCGCTCCCGCTGGGCGGGCGTGGTCCTCCCCGCGCACGGGCGGTATGTCGGCGCGTCCTCGAAGCCGATGACCGAGTACCGCCGCCAGAGGGGCGACCGCCTGGGCTTCAACTGGATGATGCCGTCGGTCGCGGGGAAGCGGGCGATACGCCACGTCATCTTCGACTCCAACTTCTGGAAGTCCTTCGTCCACGCCCGCCTCGCCGTGCCTCTGGGCGACCGCGGCTGCCTCTCCCTCTGGGGGCGGCGTCCCGACATCCACCAGCTCCTGGCGGAGCACCTGACCGCCGAATACCGCGTGAGGACGGAGGGGCGCGGGAGGACGGTCGACGAGTGGAAGCTGCGCCCCGACAGGAGCGACAACCACTGGCTGGACTGCCTGGCGGGATGCGCGGTCTGCGGCTCGATGCTGGGGGCGACGATGCCCGAGTTCGGCACGGCCACCCCGCTGAAACGGCGTGGGAAGCCCGTGCGCCTATCGGAAAAACTGGCCTCGCCCGAACACGCCGCGCAGCCGGGGCGGGCGAAGATCCGCCTCTCCGACCTGCTGCGCGAAAAAAAGGCGTGAAAAAAACGACTTTTTTCCTCGATCCCGCCTGTTATCCGGGAAAAAACACCGAATTAATAGGTGAACGAATCGAAAGCGAACAACAGGAGGCACGGATGAACTACGGAAGCGTTTGCAGCGGCATCGAGGCCGCGACCGCCGCGTGGGCTCCGCTCGGCTGGAGGGCTTTGTTCCTCGCCGAGGTCGAGCCGTTCCCGTCGGCGGTCCTGATGGAGCGGCTGGGCGCGACGCGCCCCCTGCGCCCGCTCGACCCCGCGGAGGCGGCGGACGGGAAGGACAGGAAGAACCGCGAGGCCTGGATGCGGCAGCTGGAATGGCTGCCGATGGGCGGGATTCTGCCCAACCTGGGAGATTTCACGAAAATTCAGAAGGAGGACTATGATGGAGCAATTGACCTTCTTGTCGGAGGGACCCCCTGCCAGAGCTACTCCATCGCAGGACTGCGGAGGGGGCTCGCGGACCCGAGGGGAAACCTCGCCCTCGAGTTTGTGCGCCTGGCTTACCGCACGGGCGCCCGGTGGACTGTCTGGGAGAACGTTCCGGGCGTCCTGTCAAGCGGGGCCGGAGGCGATTTTGCCAGCCTCCTATCGCTGCTCTGCGGATGGGAAGTGCCCGTGCCGAAGGGGGGATGGGGACGGTGCGGAATCGTCGCCAACGCCCCCGGATGCTTCGGGCTGGCTTGGCGAGTGCTGGACGCACAATATACCCGAGTTCCCGGCTTCCCCCGCGCCATACCCCAGCGGAGGCGCAGGGTGTTCCTGGTCGGATACCGTGGCGGGGCTTTCGGAGGTCCTATGGACTGGACCCATCCCGCGTCGGTACTTCTTGACGGAGAAGTGCGCGAAGGGGATACTCCGCCGCGCCGAGCGCCGGCACAGGGAGCTTCCGCCGCTTCTGCTGGCGGCCCTGAAGCGCCAGGCGAACGAGGAGTGACCACGCTCGTCCCCTACGGGATGCGGCTTGGGGCGCACACGGACGGCGTCGCCTCGACAATCGCGAGGATCGACGCCAAGTTCCCGCAGTGCGTCTGCAAAGAGGAGGAGGAACAGCCGAGGGAGGCGAACGGCTTCAACTTCGAGCTGTTCACGGGCGAGTGCAAGGGGCATTCGCCCTGCCTTGGGGCGACGCGAGCGGGCGACACGATGGTGTACGGCGAGGAGGACGCGCCCGAGACCCTGCGGATGCGCGAGGGGTGCGCGGGCGGCGGAAAGGGGCCGCTCATATCGAGGAACGTGTCGCTGACGCTGGCGACCTCCAACGACCAGGCGCTCCTCGAAAGGAGGCGCGCGAGCTGGTGGGACGGCTCGGACAAGGCCGACACGCTGACCTGCACGGGCGACGCCCAGCGGATGCCCGACAAGGGGCGTCTCCAGTGCGTCCTGGACATGCGGCAGCTCGGGGCGGAGACGGACGGAAACGTGTCGCCGACGCTCCTCTCCACCGACTACAAGGGAGGCAAGGCGGTCGTGGAGACGCCGGAGGGCGCGGACGCCGAAGGGGCGGTCTGCCCCACGCTGGAGGCGAACCTCTTCAACAAGAACACGTTCCAGGACTGCGACAAGTTCCTGATCGAGAAGAGGGATGGGGAGGACAAGGCGGTCTGCTTCACGCAGAACCAGCGCGACGAGGTGCGGCTGATGGGCGGCGACGGCGAGGTCGCGGGCTCGGTCTGCGCCATGCAGGCCACCAAGCAGCAGAACCTCATCGCCTACGAGAACCACCCGCAGGACGGGCGCGTGAAGGAGTCGGGCGACGTGTCGCCCACGCTGACGGGACAGATGGGCACAGGGGGGAACAACGTCCCCTGGCTGCAGAGCGTCGGGAACGGCGCGGAACACCGGGAGGGGAAGGATGGAGAGCAATGACGGGAACAAGCCCCTGGCGTTCATCAAGAACGACGCGGGCGGCGTCCAGCAGGGCTACTGGGAGGACGTGTTCCCCACGATCCGCACGGAGATAACCCCGGCGGTCGCGCAGAGGGAGTGCTTCAGCATAACGCCCTGCGACGCCAACGGAACACGGAAGGACAGGCCCGACGGCGGGCTCTACGTCACGCCGACCGACGCCAGCAAGACGCTCACGAGGGGCAACCCGAACACGGAGACCGTGGTGGTCGAGCCCGAGGGGGCGCAGACGGCCTTCAGCAAGACGGGCCGCCCCGCGGAGGCGGGAGGATGCCCGAAGTTCGAGGAGACGGGCGTTGCGAACACGCTGAACCTCTGGGACAGGGGCGAGACGAGGGCCAACGAGCTCGTGGTCGTCGAGCCGCCCGTGATATCGCTCGACGGCGACAAGATGGGCAAGGCGGAGCGCGAAGGCGGCAGCGGCCTCGGCGTGAACACGGAGGACGTGATGTACACGCAGACCGCCAAGGACGTCCACGCCGTGGCATACGGCGAGCGCCAGTCGGGCGCGGACCTCTACAACGGGCAGGAGACCGGCGAGGTCGCCGCCACGCTCGGAGCGCATTCCTGCGCCACGCCGGGGCGGATGGGTCCGTCGGTGCTGAAGATCGACACGGTGGTGGACATGATGGGCGGCAAGACGGGATGCCACATATCGAGGGAGGACGTCTCGCCCACGCTGGCGACCACCCACGGCGAGAGCCACGCGGTCGCATACGGCGCGTCCTTCGACGTGAACTTCGGCTGCCCCGTGGAGAGGGAGCTGTCGATGACGCAGACAAACGGGACATGCCCCGGACACCATTCTGGCGTCGTGGAGGAGTGCGTCCCCATAGACATGAGGAACGCCACGAGGGACGCCGAGAAGCACGACGAGGTGAACCGCCAGGGGGCGGGGATCGGGGAGGACGGCGCGCCCGCGCCGACGGTGACGGCGAATCCGCCCGGCGTCGGCTGGAGGGCGACCGTGAGGCGTCTGCTGCCCATGGAGACGGAGCGGCTGATGGGCTTCCCCGACGGCTGGACGCAAATCCCCTGGAAGGGGAAGCCCGCCGCTGACTGCCCCGACGCGCCGAGGTACAAGGCCTGCGGCAATTCGATGTGCGTGAACGTGATGCGGTGGATTGGCATCCGCATCGCGGCGGAGGAGATGAAGATACAGGAGGAGCTTGCGAATGGGCGAAAAGAACACGAAGG